TGCCATTATAAAGTATAGTATGCTGTCTAGAACAAACAGTTTTCTGAGATGGTTGATTAGGGCCGAGAATATCTTTTGGAATATGTACTAGATTTTTATCTTTTGTAGTGGTTTGTGTTATGGCAACAATCGTTTGCTTATTTATTGTATGAATGGAAGTATCTAGTTTTTCTATAGAAATAAGTCCTTGGTCTGTATAAACCTTACTCCCTTCTAGAAAACATATATTTGAAGATGGATTAATAAAATTTACAGTTATTATAAGTGAGATAAAAATAGATGGATCCAATGTGTTTGTATATCTTATTGTTCTAGTCCCATTCCTCACAGCTTTTATATAATTATTCCTATTTCCTAAAGATAATGGAATAGTAGACCATGTTCCTGGTTTTTTATAATCTAAAGTTCCAGCTGGATGAAAAGTTATGTGATTCGTAAATAAACTCAGCGGAATTTCATCGGTATCAGTTAGAGTTATTTGAATACTTTTATCATCTATTACAATTGATTGAAATGTATAAGCACTATCGCTTGTTCCTGGAATCCAATTAAATGTCATAGATGTTAAAGGAAGATCTACAGTTATAGGAATATTTAGACTTTGAATGCTTGTATCTTTATACCACTTAGCTACTAAAAAGTTCGTAGAATCTTCATAAGGAGTGTTAGATATTGCTTCATAAGTTGTTACATTAGAAGGATCATCATAGGATACAGAAGTACCATATCCTTCCCAAATAACTTGTTTATCAAACTCTTCTATACCTAAAGTTGGTGCATAAAATACAATTATATTACTCGTTTGATTAGAATCTAAAGTATATAATGTTATAGGTGCTATATCTAATCCAATAACAGAAGCATATCTTATATTGGGAGTTTGAACCCCATTTACCGTATATCCACTAGAATTTAAATAAATAGGATTTGCAAATGAGTTGAACCCAAGTTCGCTAATATCTGTCGGTATTGGATCTGTGCTATTAGCACTGTTCTGTGAAGTATAATCTGAATTTACAGGAATAAGTAATATAAACTCGGGTGCATTCGTATCAGTATAATAACGAATCCATAGTAAAAAATAAACGTTATTTATTTGAAAACAGCAAATTAGAACACGGAATCTATCAAATGCTTCATTAAGCCATTCGGGAATTCCTGTACGATTGAATCCTGGAAATCTAAAATTCGCAGTAGAAGTTGTAACTGTATAATCGGGTGAGGGAGAATCAACCGAAAAGATCGGATTATTTGGAATTACATATACAGTAAAAAGCGAACTACTACTCATATCTGGGAACCATTTTGTTGTTAAAGCATTATTCACTGCACCAATATCTAATGCAAATGACCACGTCTCAAAAATAGTTGGCTGTGCCGACGAACTTATGTAGGTTTTTGTATCTGGTGTCCCTTCTTGTGTTTCAAAAACATTATCTGCATACTTTGTTATACTTATAGAATTTGAGGACTTTGACAGAATACATTTAAAATAAGCTGTTTCTGACGCGGTCATACTAAAAAAAAAGGTCGCGTTTTCAGAATCAAAACTTGTTCCGGAAAAAATAGGAAATAAAGAAGTTGTTACTAGTTCACTTGATATATCTGTTATGAGTAGGGTATCTGCAACCATACCATGTCCAGATATATCAAATGTAAGTTTTGATGACACTCCAGATCCATAATAGAATACATTGCACAGTGAATTCGTAACATCTACGCTCCAATGTGTAAAAAATACACCAGACATATTTCTAATATATATTTATATTATAATATATACTAGATGAGAAAAAATCGCATCTACTAGTATATGATATACCCTTCTATTCTAGCTCATATACTTAGCGGCGTCGTTTTGTTTCTAGCATTTCTTTTCCTATTCTATTATTCAAAAATAATCTCTAAAGATTCTTTTCAGCTCGTAAGTATCCTCTTATTATTTTCCGTTGCTCTAGGAATACATGGAATATCACACGCTGTTTTAGAATCTGTATATCATTATAATCCGATGAGTCTATTAACTAGAAACTAATTCTACCTATACGCTATTCAAGGTTCTCGCACTAGGATCAGATGTTTCAGGAGACCATCGCGGCATCCAAAACGGCCAATAATCTCCTGTTTTTGTAAAAAAGTTCTCATAGATCGTGCGATAATAAAACGCTTCAGGCGTTTTTGGCCGAGGCTCTTTGAATTCTTCGGCCATTTCTTTCCAATTCTCAGGAACGAGCCGACCTTCAAGAATTCTTTCTTGGATTTCTTGAAACCAAGATTTTTCTTGACTACTAACTCCATCTGAAAACGCCTCCTTTCTTCTCCATAAAACTTCCTCTGGTAATAAGAGCTCGCCAGAAAAAGATTCTCGTAAAAAATGTTTTTCCATGCGATTTTCGCACTTATTAGGACGTCTCAGTTCTGTAGGAAGACTCATTGCGACTCCAACAAATTGTTTGTCTAAAAACGGTGTTCTTGCTTCCAGCCCGTGCGAACTTATCGAACGGTCTGAACGTAACACATCATATCTGTGAATTTCTGCAAGAAGTCTTTGAGAATCTGCTTCAAACGCAAAGTCATTCGGCGCCTTATAAAAATATAGATAAGACCCCCATACTTCATCTGACCCATCTCCATTAAACACCACCTTACAATCGGTGGTTCGTCGAATTTCCCGCGCAATCATCCAATTCCCCACAGAAGCCCTCACAGTTGTTATATCATACGACTCAATGTCACGAATGACATCTGGAATACACGAGAACATCTCATCCGCGCTTACAACCAACTCATGATGTTCTGACCCTATCCAATTTGCCACTTTTCGTGCATATGCCAGATCGCTACTCCCTGTCATGCCAATACTGAATGTCTTAAGAGGCGGTAGTCCACGTTCAACGAGAAGTTTCTGGACGATTGACGCAATGAGCGATGAATCTAGACCACCACTTAATAGTGCGGCAACAGGACGTTCGGTCAAGAGTCTTTTTTCCACAGCGGTAAGAAGTGTTTGACGAATTAAATGCTCGGCCAATAAACTATTTGTCCCCCCCTTTAGCCATGGAACAGTATGATACACAACCTTTTTTACACAAACTCCAGATTTTACAGTCCATACTTCACCCGGTGGAAATTCGTAAATTTTAGAATACGGTTCCACAATTTCTTCCAAGACTTTCCTTTCGCTGGCGAACGACGTTCCATAAAAAGTATCATGGGCCCAATATAAAGGACGAACTCCATATGGGTCTCTGGCAATAATAAATGAATCGTCCTCTTTATCATATAATACGACGCAAAACACACCGTCTAATGCACGACAGAATGCCACAGGGTCTTTTAGACAATTCCATAGATATCCTAGAACTTCGCAATCAGAGCCTTTACTTACATATCCAAACCTAGATTCAATGTGTTTGAAATTATAAATTTCTCCATTACACATCCAAGATGCATAGTTGGAATCAAATGGTTGCATACCACCTTCATGTAAGCCATTTATGGCAAGACGAGTAAATCCGAATGTGGCACCTGCACCTGCAGTAGTAAAGACCCCTGCCGACTCTAAATGAGTAATCTTTGTTCCTTCGGGCCCACGTGCTTCTAAGCGAGACATTCCATTTGTCACTTTCATCGGCTCATACCGTTTCGCCGATGAATATAACAATGCGAGAATACCACACATAATTCCTTCTTATACTGCGAACAAGTTTCTTAACCCTTCTTTTTCCGCATGAAAATAGAATGGATGCATCGGATCGGATTCGTAGAGCTCAACAAAAATCAGTGGCTGTTTCTAACATTCCAACATTTCGCGCAACATGGACCTCAGCTTCAACAACACTTACTTATGTAAGTGGTACAAGACCAATTGTTGGTTCCTTTGTAAATTCCACAGGAATTCCCTCTAACACAGTCATTGTATCAGTCTCAGGAACAAGCGTTACTGTCAGTAATTCAACAACAGCTGCGCAAACTTCACAAACTGTAGCAATGACTCCTAGAAGTTCTTCGTTAACATCATATGATTCGTATGATACAAAATATATGAGTCAAGCTGGGTTATCCTATTTATCATACGATTCTGGAGTTCCTACGTATGCTTCAACCTTAGGAGCCTTTGGATGTGAAGGGTCTCCTTAGATTCAGAAAATCCACTTTCTTGGCTTCAAATTCTTTTAAACGAGGTCCATAGATATCCTTCTCTTTACAAATATCTGTCTTAGGATTTCCCTTAAGACACATATGAATTTTATGTTCGTAGTAATATTGTCCGTAAATATCTTGCTTCATATCAAAATACGATTTTTCTACGGCAACCTTATCTAACATGATATATACATGTGTCTTTCCAACGGCATATGGATACGGGACATCGCTGTTACCGATATCAGAATAATATTTGAGAATTGTATCGCCTTTTACAGGAGAAAAATCGTATATTTCACTTCCGATATATCTGTAATTCTTAGAACTCAACTTCAGCAATATGGTATTTCCACTAGGAGAATATCCTAACCCAGTCGGTGATTTCTTTCCAAGAAAGATTTCTTTTGCTTTCAATGAGAATAGGCGATGAGCGGAGTCTTTTACTGAAACGCGAGTGCCTTCTATTTCAACAAAGAACGGCCTACCGCCATTGTCATGTATTTCATATGTTTTAGTTCGTAATTTTCGTGTAGAAGGCATCTATATATAGGATAGAATATGTTGAAAACAAAGAGCGAAAAGCTTAGTGAAATCATTCCGCTTTTGAAAAAACTCAATGAAATTGGAATTCCTTCGAAAGATTCTGGATATATCGCAACAAAAGAATTAATGGATACTTGGTTACACACAGAGAAAGATATTATTAATGAAGAAATCCAATTCCTAAAATATGGGCGAATTGGTGTATTAAGCATGTACGGGAAACAAGGAAAATCTCCTAAATTTGTGTTAAAGGCGACTGAGGAATTAAAGGACTATATTGAACGAAAGGAATCAGAGGAATCTGAGAAATCCGAAAAATCCGAGGTCTAAACTTGCATCGCAAGTACTTTGTATGTTTGAAACGATAACAACACCCGTCTATTCGTTCCTAGTATCTCCGCTCGGCAAAGGTATTTTATCAGCATTAATTTCATATTCGGCACATTATTCCACAGCAAAACTCTATTCTCTTGGATGTGTGCCTGATGGATTCTATGGGTTTCTTCAAGGATTTCTTACTGCAGGAAGTCCGGTGTGTCAAGTAGGGATTCAAGTCTTATCTGCCACACAAGTCTCATATTCTTCCGTTATTATGATGGGATTCTCAAGATTTATCTTGGATAGTGTGGCACCGACGCTAATACAAAAGGTTGAATAAGATAGTTAGCATAAAATGTCTACCGTTGTTGAAGGTTCGCTTTACGAACTCATCGCCAGAGGTAAAAAGGATGAATATTTTTACGGAGATGATTCAAAATCGTCTTTCTTGTTTGATAATTCCTATTTAACACAGACGCCTATGATAAGTGAATTGCGAAGAATACCGCCGATTTCCACATCAGAATTCGGACGAACGGTTGAATTTGTCTTTGATCTTGTTGGCGATGTTATGAAAACTCCGTCAATTCTCATTGATTTGCCCACATGGCTTCCTCCTGCACAAGCAGAATTAAATCGTAAGTCTATCGTCGAAGATTCTCAAGGTATAACGTATGGATATACTCAATCCGTTGGGTATTTCTTATTTGAAACGATCCAATTTTTCCAAGATAATATACTTCTTCAAGAATTTAGTGGAGATACTTTATGGGCATTATCACTGAATTCTGGGACATATTCGCGAGGATTTATTACGATGGATGAAACGGGAGGTCATGATGGAACAGCACGGTCAATACAGAAAAATGCCACTCTTTCACAATTACGTCTTGAACTTCCATTACTAGGGTGTCAAAGAGGAAGTGATGGTGGATTTCCTCAGCGAGGGGCCACGAGACATTCTTATAGACTCCGTTGTAAGCTTAGGAAATTGGAAGATCTTGTGGAATCTTCAGATGGGCGTCAGAAACCTGTGGCGTGGAATGTGCCAATGACTCTTCGCGATGGCAAAACGGCCGCTCAAACATTTACAACCTTGAAGCGAGAACAGATTGGGCCATTGAAGCTACAATTGGAAACTACGCAAATTTTCGTAGAAAAGGATATGCAGACGTCATTGGAAAGAGTGCCGACAAAAGTCCGCTTTACGAGAGTGTCAGAAAATGTTTATACAGAACATATTCTGCCTGGAACATTTCAAATAAAACGACGTGTTGATGGACGACATCCCACGAGTCGTTTACTCTGTTTTTTCAGAAGCAGGGCCGATATTCTATCCAATCGTCTCTATAAGATAAACACAACAGATTCCAAGGCATACTTTAACACAGTCGGCTTAGTCATTGCTGGAACACCGAGAGAATCTCCAAGAGAACCTAGTATTTGGAGAGATGTTGTGAATTATGCAAAAGAAGATACTGATAGTGGTCTGGAGTTATATACAATGAATTGGACTCTTGGGAATACACCGAGAGGAAGAGATGAACTTGTTACTGCCACAGGGGCTGTGAATTTCACAACGGCAGATAAGCCTACAATTCTTATTGATTTTGTGAATCCCGGTCTTGTCTATACTGTTGAGATAACTGTTATTCAAGAAGGATGGGCACAATTTCAAACGGATGGAAAAGGGGGTGCTGAGCTTTTGTCATTTAATTAAGAATTTGCGATTATAGATGGCGAATCTTGTGGACTTGTCTGCAAATTATTTAGATAAATTTGAACGTGAATTATTTGTTGGATATGAGCGGATTGGAGGAGATATTGTAACATTACTTGATTTAACACCGAGAGATTTTCAAGATAACGAAATGTTTCCTTTATCGGCAGATAAAACATGGTGGTTACCGAGTAATTATAAACGAAATCCATTTACAATTAATATTCAAGAATTCCCATTTCGTGGTCCAACAGGATTTGGGCAACGATTCACATTTGATATGAAATCTGTTGGATGTGGAGATTTACTGTTGAATACTTTCATACAGATAGAATTAGGCCATTGGTTTGATGATACAACTCTAATGAGACTTGAAACTGGTAAATATGAAATTTCTAGTGAGTCTCCTCAATGGGCTTATGCAGAAAGTCTTGGATCCGTTCTTTTAGAAAAGGCCGAATTTATGGTGGGTGATACAGCAATTGAGACAATTGATGGAGATTTTCTAAACGTCTGTTCTTTCTTGGGAGATTTGAATACACAATATGGAATTTCTATTGATGGCTTAGGAAGTTCTCCTTCAACACAAACGAAACCATTTCCAACTCAAGATGGAACGTTATATATTCCATTGCCATTTTTCTATTCTAGAATACGCTTGAAAGAGGCATTTCCTCTTTTGGCATGTAAAGAAGGTTCTGTGAAAATTCATATAACATTAAGACCGTTTCATGAATGTGTGAGAATTTTGAATTCTAGGCGTAATTGTATAACAGATACTCCATTAAATACAAATTTCATACTCAGTGATGTAAATAATATTATTCCTTCTGCCACTATCACATCGTCTGCAACACCTCCAAATTTCAAGACAATTACTTTAATTACCCATGCTGCCCATACAGATGGCGATATACGTCAAAGAATTCTGAGAAATCCGTTTGAAGTGTTAA